CAGCTTTGGAAACTTCCAGTTCGCTGATTAGGCGTTCCTGGAAGCTCTTGGTTGTTGTCGCAACCAGGGGAGACCCTATGCGCAACTTAGTACGGAACTATTAAGCTCCCTATACCGTACTACACCATCAAGGACCTTCACTCTCAACAGTTCAGGAGAAGAACTCTCCACTCGACCCCCAACTAAATTGGGACTTCACCCTAATTCAGGGGCTACTAGTCGTAAACCATGCTCAACAAGGAGCACAGTCGAAATGAGAGGCACAGTCCACACAATAAGACCAGGAAAACCCGGCAACTCATTATGAGCTTATTATGTGATGTGAGACCAACATAGGGGCACCGTTTTGGGTTATTTAACCCCCACGACCCCATGGTCAAGTTTAACCTCATTCCGGGAGGTACCCCCCCGCTCTATTCCAAGCGGCAGTAGGGGTAACAGGAGCGTTGGACCAGGTGACAGTGCTATTATGCAATCATCACGCCAGGCAGGTCTGTGAACAGATTCCTGCCTGGCTGGCAAAACTTCATGATTCTTCGGGTCTCGCTCTTCTTATAGTCGAGACCGCCTAACATACTATCAGCAGGTAGCAAGGCTTTCTTAAGCCAGGGTTTATTAACCCAGCGCTCTACCTTCGGGACTATGTACCCCTCCGGAAAAGGAGGTTGCGTCTGAATTGACAAGTACATATACTGTTCCCTACAATATCTGGCCAAGCGTCGTTGTACGCTGTTAATCCGATATTTAAAGCCAATAGGTGGAAGAACACCCATCCCCCCCATCGTGAGCGGGAGAAATAAGTTACGAGATCGGTAACACCGGGGTCCTAACTGGACCTGACATTCCTTCTTAATAGCCTCAGAGTGGAGGCTAAGGAACCGACTCAAAATCTCACTCTGGCGACCCGGTAGGGTCCCAGCTAAGATGAGATTGAGATTACCGACAAGGCTATCATCTGCGCCCATATGAGCGGCAGCAGTATTCTCCTTACGGAGTACCTTGTGAGCACCAAAATACAATCCCGTATTAAGAAACGGGACCTTCCATGGCGTCGCCTCAACATTATTAAGATCATAATGGAAGCTTTCCGAATTTATATTCGCATACGCCTGGTGCCAATAAGCCTTACCTACGCTCATTTTAAGACCAACACGACCTGAAAGGTCAGTGTGTCTAGCGTAATCGGCTTTGGATCCAACATAGAGCATATCGTCACCATTGACGAGAACAGCCGAGAGGCGTTCCCTATAACTCCAACCGCGCTGTCTTTCCGCGGTATTAAGGAGATATACACCCAGATTCGCCAAACAGAGAATCGGGAAGCTCAAAATCGATCCCATAAGTTGACCAGAGGTCTGAACACCACCAAATGTGTATTCACCCGGGGATTCATCATCCGGGTACCACAAATCGTGAGGACCTAAGCACCTCTCAGCATCCTGCTGATCCTGAGGAGATAGCCTTTCAACTATCTTCCGGAGAATTCTTCCAGAATATTTCCATGAGAGTGCATCGGTAGCCGCCTTATAATCGATGGACAACCATCCATCGTCAGGCCTTATATCTGACACTAAATCGACTAGATCAGTCGGTGTCATAGATCTACCTATCAACTTAAAACAAGGCATGTATCGCAACGTAGTGTGCATAGCCTTCTGGAGAGGTCTCATTTTGGAGTAAAGCAAAGCTTCTCCCTTCGAGATTACTCGCCCCTTAAGGGGCTCGAGTACTATTTGGATTTTGGCCCGCGCTCTAGGGCGGCCATCTATATAATCCTTATCATCCAACTCTCTCCATTCCTCGCAACCATAGGGTCTGCGGACTTCAACAACACAGTTGTGCTGGAGTCCACCCTTTTTATCATGAATATGCGGGACGATGATCATCCTATCAAGTTCAGTAGTGCCTTTGAGACACCACTTTAGGCCGACTTGCTGTCTTAGCTCGTCTTGCTGTCCACCATGTTTCCTAGTTCGCTCGAAACAAGCGTTCTTGGAAGGGGTGGAGTCTAACCATGACTTATCAGCTAGCCTGCGCTCTATGCCAACGGCACAAGCGTCTAGAACCTTCATAAATGTCCGATCCTCAAATATGGAATCGATGACAGAGTCCTCCCCGACATCGGGTGAAGTTAGACTCTTAAGATGATCCTTATAGGTCTCCTCTACAAATGCTTTAGAGCATTGCATGGCACAGCGCTTCAGCTGAAACCAGGAGAACCATAAGTGCGTGTTCTTTCGGTTGAAGACCCGCTGTCTATTGCGGAACCATAATCGAACACGACCCCTAAACTGGAATTCAACATCAGCTTTAGGGGGTGCTTCACATTTAAG